AAAGACATAGTGGTCGCCATCTACGAAGTAGTAGTGTTCATTGAATTGAACGCCTTCGACCAACCCGCTTGTATTAAGCAGTGCCGTGCCTTGTCCACCGAACAGGGTGACAGATGCAGGTATGGTCGTGCTATTCGGATCTGCGTAATACACCTTTCCATCGCGGACAAAGATGATTCGCTCTACAAGGACATTGCTTTCGTATACGCGGTATGTCCCAACGAACTGCGCGCCCTTAATCGCTGCCGCGTTATCTTTGTTGTACTTGCGCGTGCCAGAGCGAGTGCTGAGTCGCATTCGACCATTCCAAATGTCCGATGGCATTACATTCAAGCAAGAAGGCGTCATGCCTTCTGGAATCGCAGAGAACTGCGCTTGCTCAGTAAATCCACGAAACGGAATTGGAATGGGAAAGTGTGTCATCAGGATCGCCTAATTGCAATGACGATCAAATAATCTGTGTTGCCAGTATTAGCCTGCATTGAGGCAACATTGTTCCTGACTGCGGTGAATGAACTGGATAGAACCCCCCCTTGAAACGACATTGCAATCCCATCGTAAGTACCGCCAGCAACAGGAGTGAAAGTTGCTGCCGCACTGCCGTTAGACATATTGGACAAATTCCAACTTGTGTTGTTTGACGCTGTATATGGACCACCATTTGTAGCCCCAGCAACAATTGCAATCCGGTCGAGCATGGCCTGCCACGACAACGCATCATTACTAGCGGATGGCGTACCCACATTTGTAAGTCGTTGTGATCCACAATGAAACGCAGCCGCTAATTGCCCAGCAAAATTCAAATTATTTGCAATTGCTGTAACCGCGTCTGCAATTGTGATTCTTGCAGTTCCGCCAGTCGATAAAGCAATTGTATTTGCCGCTGTGAATGCAATACCTGTATCCGTGTCTCCACTCGTCGTGATGATCGGAGCGGCAGCAGTACCAGCCTGCACCGTGACAATGTCGGCGTTGGCATTGCCGAGTGTGGTCGTTCCGTTGACAGTCACATTGCCCGTCAGCGTCGAGTTTCCATCAACCGTCAGCCCAGTCCCCGTGTCCTTGAGCGTGATGCTCTTGGCAATAAGGTCAACGCCTTCCGTGGCGCTGATGCCCCAACTACTTTGCGGCGCCCACGGACGCCACGCGGACGCTCCGTGGTCATACACGCGACTGTATGACTTTGGAACTTGCGTAGACCCATCTCCATCAGTCCACAGTTGTTGAACTACATGGGAATCAGCAACAATGACGAGCATCGTTGCGCCGCCATCATTGGCAACAATGTTGATTGGCGCAGCAGGACCATTTGTAATTGTCGAAGCATCAGCAAACCTGTAGATGCCCTGCACGCGATTGGTTGCGTCATTGGCGTCCGCATTAGGAGTTGTGAATACTGGGAAAGATCCCCCAAGCCACGGCAATGCGGCCCACGCAGTTGATCCATCGCCAATTTTGATCTGCTTAAGCGTGGTATCAAGACCAATCTCGCCATTGGCAAGAGTTACTCCTGCCCAATTTGCTGATGTATCTCGACGAATTTGGATCTTTGCACTCATTGTTCTTCCTCAACAAATGAAGGCGGAACGACATACCACCCCTCATTCAACACAATGCTTTCGTCTGAAAGACGCCACTTGCCATCATCAAGAATGTAGATTCGTCCCTTCACCATCGGGCCGATCCTTATCGGGGATGCTTCCGGCACTAAGATCGTTCTTGTGCAGCCACCTGCGAATGTTGCTGCCAGCGCGAGAAAGACGCCCACGATCCACAGTGCCGTCCACAGCAGTCGAACCTTCGCGTATACGGCGCTCAAGGTACGAAACAAGTGCCAATGCAATTGATGCAATGATTCGATCCAGCATGTCACTTAACGCCAGCCTTCTCGCTGCTCACCTTGTTATCACGGGCATTGAGAAGGCCAACGCCAGCAATGATTGCAGCGACCACAGCACCCCAATCTGCATTCGTGAGTGGGTCATTGTCGAAGTAAGCAGCGACGGCGCTGCCTACAGCAACAAGGATCGCACCAATACCAGCAACAGTTGTACGCCACGACGGATTGAATTCGGTCATCGATTAGTCCTTTCAAGTCGATCTAGCCGTGCGGCCAGTTCGCGCAGACGCTCTGCGGTCTGCTGATCTGTGAGTGTGAAGCCGACCTGCGCCTTTGCGAGATCGGAGACAATGTTGCTCAACTCCTTGACTTGCTCGCTGGTGGTCGCCAACTGCATATCCTTGCGACCCATGTGTATGAGAATCGTGCCGATGCCGATGCAGATCGCGACGAATTGCGCCCACGATGCAATGAGTTGAGAGTTGCGCTTTGAATCGTCGGTCATGCAATCCTCAATGCATTGATGTTTGTAGCGTTTGCTCCGCTGCTTTGGAAATCTGTTGCAGCAAGTATTTGCCCACCAGCAAAGTCAGAGATGGCTTGGATTTTGATTGTGGTAGTGGAAGCAAGAATAATTCTTGCACTGCACGCAGCAGTTCCATTTGATCCCGCTCTTGTATTCCACGAAGACTCTGTAGAACAAAAATGGTTTGTTCCATCAGTAATCCGAACCGCAAAGTTCGTAGTTCCAGTAAACGAACCCTTGCGCAGTGTCGTTGTCGAATCAACAGACCATGTACCAGCACCAAGTGAAATCGATGGACCGTCATACCAAGTTAGGGCATTTGTCATAGCCACATTTGATGACAATGCACTTGCTTGCATAGTCATTGCTACAGACAGATCAGAAATGATTCCTAATCCGTACCCCGCAGGCAATTGAACGGGTTGACCATTTCCAGTCCCCGATAGTCTGCCAATGACGGAACTTTCATCGATGTTCGGAAATGTCCCGAGCGGACCCTGTGGGCCAGTTGGACCAGTTGGACCAGCAGGTCCATCTTGAGTCATCAATTCCCACGAACTAGAAGGAGGAGTGCTATTGGTGCTACCAATTACTGCAATGTAGACCTTGTCGCCATAGCGAATGACATCGCCAATGGTGTAGGTTGAAGCACCAGACCAAACCCCGCGCCATCGAATGTTTGAGAATGCGGTTGACGGCGCTAGCAGCGCGCCTACTGAACCGTACCCAGACGATACCGCACCGGATCCGCGACGAAAGGGGCCGACTCTCTGAGTCGGCAACCTCCCGTAATCCCGCTGTTGGATTCCATCCTTGATCGATGCGTTGTTAAACAACGGACCATTATCGATCTCAATGAGACGCGCAGAAAGACCCTCGTCTTCATACGCCATCGCAAAGGCCCGTGCATATGCAATCAGAAGGGCTTCTGCATATGAAGGGACAGGAATCAAATAGGTTGACAGCGTGTTCTCATCCAGAGCAACCCACGCAGATCGGTACCGCACGAAAATGCTGTCGCTGCTAGATGATGCAGGCTTGGGATACAACTCAAGTCGAATCTCCGGCATTCCAGTGCCATCGACTAGAGGAGAGCCGTTCGACTGCGCCCACGGGCGTGATAGTGCGGCGTAGTAAGTGCCAGCCATCAATCCCGGCTCAATAGCCGTGCGCAGGATTTCCATTTGTTCTGGCGTTGTCATCTCGACAACCCATCCCAATCCAGCCTTGCAGGTAAGCGTGACAAGTTCGTCTACATCACTGGGAAGACTGATGTAGTCTTGATTCGCGACTACCGACAACGGACGAGATGTCCGTTCACGGAATCGCCACTGCTTAGAGAACAGATAGTTCCCAGCCTGATTAATGATTTCAGCGATACGCTGATCGCGAGTCACACCACTGACGATCGACGGTTGACCACCGAGCGCCAGCAAAATGTGCTGCTTGAGGTTGGCGTATGTCAGAGCCATGTAATTGGCTTGGCGGGGTTTCCCCCGCCAAGCCGTTCAGTTGTTAATCGATCCGTCCAATTGACGATTACCCGGCGGTCGAACCGATCACGAACCCATTGAAAAGAACCTTTCGGCTCGCAGCGGTGACGCTGTTAGCCGCCTCAAGAAGCACGGCAACTGCTGGATTTCCAGCGGATGCGGGAGCGCCGAGAACATTGGATGCAATCGGAGCAAGAACCTGACCAGCAGCCGTGGTTGCCGCGGTGGTGACCTTGGCGTCCACAACGCCAGCAATGCAAACCGTGCATCGGTTACCAGCAGCAGCAGCCTCAGTCACGACGGCCCAGACGCCGCCATCCTCTCCTGCTGTCGCAGCAGCAGAAAGGACAACGACATTGAACCCGCAAGTAGGCTCGTCAAAGTTGACGAGGTTTGCAGCGTTGGTAGAGGCGCTTGCGCACTGAATGTCGAACTTTACGATGTCGCCAACAGCAACTGCTACGGCTGCGATTGGACGAACCGTGACCTGTTGAGGCGTAAGAGCCGACAGGTTCCCAGAGGGGGTAATAAGACCTGCAATCATGTGTGTATCCCTCCTTTGGGATCAGGAAGTGGCGGTTGGAATTGGGCAAACGACGCCATGACGCTGACGGCTGTTGCAGAACAGGTTGTGCCAGCAATCCACAGGCATCACATAGGTGAATGGCTGGTTTGGATGGCGAAGCACTTCATGGGTCTTGAAGTAACGCTTGCTGTGGAAGATCGGCGTGAGGTAATTGCCATTCACAAAGAAGAAACGCGGACCCTTTGCAATGGTGTTTGCACCAGACTCCGTACCGAATCCGGTAAACGCGCCATCAGCATTCGTAGTAACAACTTCGTTGTAATCAACGGAGGTCGTGCCAGAGAATTTGTCAGCAACGGCGGCGCTGTGCGCGGGGAAGATCGCTGCCGTGTCAAGATCCGAACAGTATGTCAGCGGAATACCGCTGTATGTCGGATTGCTATACGCGGCATCTTGGTAATTGACCAGCGTGTCATTGCTCAAACGAAGAAGACGGCGGTAGAACTGAACACCCTCACGGCTCGTCAGGATCATCTGACGATTAAGGGTGTCCTTCTCAAAGTATTCCTGATGAGACGACGGTGCCTCGTACTTGATGCGCATGAACATGCGATCGAATGCCGTAAACAGAGGATTGACAACAATCGTTGTTGCTCCTCCAGCGCCCTGACCAAGAGTCGTCTTGTCCGTGAAGGACAAAGAGATTCCGGCGGCAGATGGTTCTTGAGTAATTCCCGCACCGCTGTTGTATCCATACGGCTCAATGATGTTGGTCCAACGAGTATCAACCGTTGGATCAAGGCCCATCACCGTCGAGGTATTTGCTGATGCCGTAAATGGACGAGTGCCACGAAGGCCCAAAGACCCACCTAAATCTCGTCCAATCTCCGTAATGAAGAATGGAAGAGAGTACGGAAGACGCCCAGACTCCACTTCCATCTGTGCGAGTGATGGCGGCGCCCACAAGTCTTCTTCAAAGCCATTGGTCATCGAAGTCCAAAGGCGCTGTTCCTTGATGCGCTTCAGACGCTTGTAAGCGACCTTGGTGCTTGCAGATGTCTCACCCGTATTGAGTTCGACTTCGGCGTCGGTCCACGACATGTGGTCGATGCTGAAACGCCACGGTGCCTTGATCGTGTCGGTGACTTGCGGATTGCGCCAAGTGAACACATCATTCGGCTGGTAGTGGTCGTAAGTGCGCGAGTCATCAAACATGATGACATCGCGGATTTCGCTACCACCTTGAATGGTGACTTCGCTCGTCTTGTTCTTGAGAAGACGGCTGAATGCGTAGGTGTTCTTGACGGCCTCGTTGATGACTTGATCTGCGCTCGTCAGGTATGTTGGACCTGTCGTCGCCATGAAATCGTTGAATGTTTGAATGGATGGCATTTGCCACTCCTTGTGTTAGTTAGCGAGTGAGTACCCGTCGAACTTCATCGCGGCTTCCGCCAGACAACAAGATGTCCAATGCGAGATCGTCACGATCCACTTGGCGCTGTGGCCGTGGAACAGACTTCCCAACAGTTGGACGGGCAAGATCACGAAGATCTCTCTTTGTGGTTGGCTTTGCCAACTGCTTATATGCAGCGGCCACGATTTGATCGACACTGTCGAACTGTCCCGGATTGGCTCGACCAATTTCCGCAGCCTTCTCAGTCAATGCCTCATAAGAGGGAGCATTTGCTCCGTCCTGCGAAGCCAATTGCTGATATGCGCGGAAGGTTTGAAATTGCATTTCCATCGCTTGCGCTTTGGAATCGAATTCCTTCTTGAGCCGTTCAGCCATCGTGCGAATTGGCTTTGCAGCGCCATCACCGAAAATCTCATCGAATTCGGACAAAGGATCGGCATCATCTTCCGCATCAGCGGAATTCTTTACCTCTTCCTTTGGTTGGCTTTGCTGCGCAACTTTCGCTCCAAAGGCGTCCACATCCGCTTGGCGCTTTGCTGCCTTAAGTCCCCAATCCTTCACCTTAGAGGGATCTGACTTGATGGCATCAATGACATCTTGCGGGACACCGTCTCGTTGCAGCGCCTTCAGTGCGCGGTCATATTCCGCGTCTGGAGCCGCACTTACAGTGTTGGAATTAGTCCGTGGCTCAGACTCGTCAACGCCAAGCAAGCGATCAAGCACCGCATCCATTTCCGCGTCGGAGTTGTCGTCCACAACAGGTTGTGGTGGTGCGACTTCCTTCGGAGTATCGATTGGTGTTTCGATCGCTACGCTTTCTTGCTGCTGGTTTTCAATGGGTTCTGGCATTTCAGTCCTTTGCATAACCATGCTCCGACATGACATTCCTCTCATGTCGCTTTGACTTGATGATTGGTTTACCGTCGCGTGTTGTCTGGCACCCTGCAAGTTTGCGCGGAAGTGCATGACTCACATATGGATACTGCCCACGGCAGGTTCCAGCGTCAACTTGTGGGATGCTGGCAATACGGCGAAGGGTTACCCCATCATGGGTGATAATATCACCGATTGCGGGGGCTTCCGACATCCGCATGTCAAGTTCTACGACATTTCCTTGAGAATCTTCAAATTCGTATTTCATGCTCGGTTTGCCGCCCCTCGGATTCCGGCAAGGCTAGACGCCGGAATTGGGCTTGGCTCTCCCATTTCGTTGCTTCGTTGGGGTGGGCCTGACGGGACTGGTGCCGCAGGGGGCGCGGCCATCTGTGCCTGCATCTGTCCGACTGCGTCCATGTCAATCATGTCCGCAAGCGTTGGGACATTGAGCGCATCGCCCACAATCGACAAGATTTCGCGCCACTTGATCATTGGCATAGTAACCATGCCTTGGGCGACATTCGTAGTGATCTGAAGGAGTTCTAACGCCCGTTTCTGCACGAGTGCCTCAGACACTCGCTCCATGCTGAAGGCATCAACGGCCACATCCAAGTCCTCAAATCCCGGCATTCGGACGCCGCCCACGAACACGGGATTGGCCTCTCTGAGGGCTTCTACGCCCTCCCTGCCCAGAGGCAGGACAACACGGTCGTCGTGCCACATGTACCAGCACACAGACCTCGCCATGTCGTCCACGCAGTCTTGGAATTGACGCTTCAGATGGGCCATACGCATCGTGGCGCTGGACTCAGCCACGGCAACTTCGGTGGCCGTCGCAGCGCCAGTAATGTTCCCTCGCATTGCGTCGTGGATGCCCGACACGCGATCAAGTCGATCCTGCGCAATCTGGCTGTACTGAACCTGCTGCTGGGTGATGCCGCCGATTTCGACGGGCATCACGCGGTCCTTGTCCAGTGACTCGCTGACGACAACAAAGTCGTGTGGCTTGTCCTTAATGTCTTGTGCCAACTTGTGGTTACGAGCATCGACCATGATCATGCGCTTGTACCGCGCAGCACTTTCTCTCATGCTGCTCAAGTTTCGGTTCAAGTCGCCAACCTGTGACTCAATCGCAACCAATGGGGACATTGGATACGGGTCATCTGGCACCGTGTAGACGCCAAACACCACAGACGGGCCATTACGGGGGCCAAAGTACGGGATTGGCTTGCGAATAAAGCCGTCCCACTTGGTTTCTTTGGAACGGCCCTTCACGATCGTGTAGATCGTGCCATTGACCATGCCGCCGCCAAGCAACTCGTCGGCAATCTCAGCCGCCTCTTGGGCAATCTCTGGTACCCAAACCTCGTATACGGCCAATTCTTGACGGTCCTCGACATCGCGGCCAGTGTCATCGCGCGCATACTCCAGATCCGTGCCAGCGGCGATTTCCGCAATGGCATCGGCATCCCATGTTGAGTCCATTTCGGCCTTGGCAATGAGGTCAGACTTGTCTACGGCGTAGCAATGCCCCATGAAACGGGCGTCTTCGATGTGCTGTGCCGCTGGATCGATGAAGAACCGCTCAGGACTGATGCGGTACAGGCGTGGAAGATACGGTTCTCGACCATCAGCCTGCCTGCACTCAGCACGCGGCTCACTTACCACCAAACCGACGCCGTAACACAGCAGCATGTCGGTGGCAATGCGCTCAAGCGTGCGTCGAATGCGGGTGACCTTTGACCAGCGATTCAGAGCAATCTGCATTCGCCTGCCAAACATCATGTCCATCATGGCCTCGGCGCACCGCACGCGGAACTTTGGCACATCGTGAATGATGCGCGGAAGTACGAGCGATATGTACTCATGCGCAAAGTTTTCTGGGTCATCATTAGAAGGATCGGCCCTGTCGTCTCGGTAACTAGGGCCGTGATACCTCTCGACCATTCCGCGAAACTCTGCGATATGCGCATCACGGAACGCCTCAGCAGAGTCGATTTCACGCCGAAACTTTTCATATGAAAGGTCGAGCATCAGAGTCTCCTTAGCGGCGCTTCATTCCGCCACCCATAGCACCGCCGTAACCGCCACCCATGCCGCCACCCTTAGCGCCGTTGTTTCCATTGCGCTTGACGGCTGAGACGCCACGGGCCTTCGGCATTGCTTTCATCGGCATCTTCTTCTTCGTGTTCTTCATTACGATCTCCTTCGCTGGTTCATGCGGGGGATGTCTTTCCGTTCGTCGCTTCCCCCGTCAGCGATACGGTTGAGGAATCTTCGGAGAGACAGCGCGTCTGCTCCTTGCACAACATCTACATCGCGAGTATCGAAGTAGTGAATCACATACTGCTCTCCATTGAGAGTGATGCGCTTCACATTCGCCGCGCCAACAAAGACATTTCTGCCAATCGGCACAAGCATCAACGCCCTCGTTTCTTTGGTGCCTTCTTCGGCAGCAAGTTGATGTTTTTTGTTTCCTTTGCCCACTTCTTTGCCGTCTTTGGCATGGTGGCAAACATGTACTTCTGTTGGGCCTTCGACTTAAATGGCATGACTACCTCTTTGTGAAGTACCGAATGCGGACCCAATCAACATCGAATGTTGCTGGGCTTGCATTGTTTTGCAATCCACGCAAAGTCACGCCACCGTTGTTGAGGGAAGCATCATAATTTTTGACTATTTCTGGATTCCACGCAGAATCAATTCGTCCAGAAAATTTGTAACCATGATTGTCTTGACGGGGAATCATCAATGGGTCTCGTTCGTGATACACGAGACGGCCATTCGCATAGAACTTTGCGTTCTTCCCTTCTTGATCCACCCAGACATGCAAAGTTGCCCAATCACTAATCGAAACGCCAGTGTCGATTCTTTTTTCTTCAATTAATGGAGTGTCATTGTCAGTCGTTATTGAGATGTGCGCTCTCCATGTTGTTTCTGTACCCGTGCAAGTAAATGCAAGGCACGAAGCAAATGGGTTACCCGCTTCCCAAGTTATATGGCCTTGGCTAAACCCAATTCTCGGCATCGTGTCGTCTTGCCCAGTCTTGTTCCAACGAACACGGGCGGTGGTGTCCATTTCAAACATGCCAGCCCACAAGGTCTGATTAGCAGCGACGACGCGGTCTGCAATCCAGACTCGCAGCCCAGTGGTTTGAGGAATACTCATCTGATACGACTGTGCAGCACCAGTGTTGTATGCACCGGAAAGAGTCATATTTCCACCACCACTGCTTGGCAAATACACATTCATATTGCCAAGAACCAGACCATTTGATGGCGTCTTAGTCGCGCAATTCGCGAACAAGCGGCTACAACTTCTAATGTCGTATTCGCGGCTGTCTGGGTGTGATGCATCAACAGAGTTCAGTGATCCAATCATGCTGGCCTCCGTGCAAACACGCGCAATTGCATGTAGTCAATCTTGTTGTTGAACGCGGCGGAAAGAGTGCCAGCCGTATAAGACTCTGCTCCAGCACGAAGCGCAACAGTAATGT